AAGTATTCCGTCATGTCGATGTCGTAGTCGACGACCTCACGCGGTTGTTTGCTGAATTGAATTGCCATCGGGTTATTTCCCTTCCTGCTGTTGTCTGACGGGGATGACGCGATACCGGGCTTCCATGTCGATCACTCGGCCGCTGGCTTCGACCACCCTGGTCCGCTCACGCCTGCTGACCTCAATCTCGCGGTCTGTTCTGGCGTAAGCGAATGTCCGGTCAGGGGCTGCTGGCTGCGGACGGAAGTAGGTCACTGCCGCCCAGGTGCCAAGGTCGAGAGTCGTTGCACCGTCCAGCGGAACATCCTTGTAGATGCTCTCCGACCCGGCAATCAGGGTGAACTCGGTTGCCCCATCCATCGGCCGGGTCTTCGAGAGCGAGCTGGCGGCGGCAAACCCAAGGTCCGCGCCACCGGCCACGACAAAGTCACCTATCAGATCGGAAGAGCCGCCTGATAAATCGAATGAGGCGGACGCATCCATATTGACAGGCGCGACCAAACCACCGGCAAAGTCTAAAAAAAAACTTGTGTAGGTGTAAAACGAGCCGTCGAGCTGAATTGTCGAGTCGCTGCCTTGATTCAGCGTGACGCCGAACCCACCGTCCAGACCGCCAATCATGTTGGGATCGGCCTCGCCGGTCAGGGTGAACTCGGTCGTACCGGATAGCGCCAGAATCCCGTTGGCGTCTACCCCTACATCAAGGCCAAGACTCCCCCAGCCCGTGTTGTCGGTATGCGTCGTGTTGACGCTGGCGTCTACAAGCCCATCAAGATTCAGAGGGGCGTCGCCCGCGAGAACGGCGTTTAAGATCAGATCGGGGCTTGCGTTCAGGCTTACCTGCCCGCTGCCGTTCATAGCCCAGATCGCTTTTCCCGTTGCTTCTCCCGACAGTGACATTGTCGACGTGCTGGTGGCCATGTCGGCCGCTGTCGTTGCCGACCAGATTGCTTGCATCTGGACACCACGAAAGTAGGTTTCCGTGATGTGCGGCGGATTGTAGTCGACAGGCGGGAGCGCCACGAAGTCGACATTCAACTCTATCAGATCGGAAGCGTTGTACAGAGCCTGCGGGTGCTGCCCGCTGATGACCGACTTGAACCACCCGATATTGAGCATCGTCTCCGGGTCGGCCGGAGGGTCGACGCGGGTGATGTACATGTCGGTGACGTTCCCCGTGTACCAACCGGGATCGGACGGAGTCATCGACAGGGTGCAAAGTACCGGCATGGCCTGCGGAATGGTGTAGGCCTTTACAGCACCACTGATCTGCGACATGACCGCATCTGCTGGCCAGTACGGACCCATCGTGGACGACCAGTTGATCAGGAGCTTTGCCTTCTCAAGCGTGAAGACAATCCTGGCGGCGTGTAGTGGATAACCCGGCTCCCCAAGGTGGAGAACCTTGGCCCAACCACCATAAATGCCCTGACCATAACTCGGGTCAAGGCTGATCTGGTCGAGGTCTTCCCACTCCAGATAATCGACGCCCCCAGGAGGAGCTTCCTGTCGAATGGCTATGGCATGTTGCGGCAGTCCGAATCCGAACTCGAAACTGCCGCCTCTTCCGCCTGAACCTTTTGCCATGACGGTATTTTAACTTGCCGTCAAAATCAGCGAACCGACCGGGAAGCGCGGAGTATCGGCCTGCGAGAACACTTTCGACGTGGCCAGTGCGCCGCTGCCGAGGTAGTTGCCAGCGACGGACGCATCCCACAGACCAAAGTGCGTGATCGTGAAGGGGCCGGTGTCGGCAATCGCGTTGAACAGGACTTCCAGATCGTTGGCGCAGGTGCCACCGGGGCTTACTGGGGTGCCGAACGAGGCGGATTTGCGGGCATAGCCGGTGTCGGTCAGCTCGTTCGCGCCGGTCGCGTCACCCGGATCAGCGGTGTGCAGGCTGACGTAGACCGTCGCGACAGCGAAGGACACGTTGTTGCAGAGGGCATCAAGAACCTTGCCTTCCAAGTAGTCAGACATTCCAGACATTGCGGTTATCTCCTTGAGTGGGATTCAAACGGTCAAGCAAAAGGATTCATGCGGACGTGTTGTTCGCCCACGGAAAAGTCTTTGTCAGCCAAGGCTCGCGCCTCGCTCTGATAGATCGAAAACATCATGCCGCGCTCACGCGCTTCTGACGGGTCGTACCAGTCTTCCTTGCTCATGTTGAGCAGCTTGGACAGAGCGCCGGAGACAATCGCCTCGCGCCACTCGTCCAGCAGAACAGCATCCAACCTGTCAGCGTCACGGGTCGGGATGTAACTGCAATGAATGGTCAACGCACCCACTCGGTCCACGGTCGGCATGGGAATGAGCTGAACCACCTCGTTGCTCTTGCGGACGTAGCTCAACGGGTAATCGCCGGTCAGCCCGTCCCATTCAATGCCGCGCTCATTCATGGAGCGGCGGTCCAGTTCCAGCACCGGGCCGTACTCGGTCTTCATCCAGAGAACCTGCCAGACGCGCACGTCGCCGCTCGGGGTCGGCAGCGCCAGCTCTTCTTCGTTGGCTTCCAGATCAATGGAGTCGGTGGTATCGACGGAAACGCCCGTGTTCTTGCAGAACTCAATCGCAGCCCACCGGATGCGGTCCTGCATCGTGAAGATCGGACAGCCCGGAACTTCCGGTGCTACATCGTCCAAAAAGTCATCAAGGCTTACGAATTTCATCAGCTCATCTCGTTCGATTCACGCTGCTGCGCGAACTGTTGGTCGAACTCCGCCTTCGCCGCGATGAACTGGGCGAACTTCTGCATGTAGGCGGATGCCGTGGGACTGCCTGCAAACTTCTCGTCCTTCTCCAGTGCGCGGTGCATACAGAAGTTGTAGACCGCATTGATGCCTTCATCCGGCACGGCCAGGACGCTTGCAGAAGAGGTAATGGTGGACGGGCGCTTGGCGTAGCGCAGCAGGAGTTTGCCGCGCCCGGTTGTCGGCTGGCCCGGTACAAGGTAGAAGCGGTTCCACTCGCGCTCATCCTGCATCCAGTGCAGCGCAGTGCTGCTGGAAGTCATGAGCGGCCAGTGGCGGCGATGCCGGTCCATCTTCTCACGGCTTACGCGGGTGACGACGGAGACCGGCGAGTTCGAGTTGTCGCAGTTGTACACCACGTCAAACAGGCGGTAACAATCGGCAGGGACGGTCTGGGCGCTGCCCGCAACCGTGTCAACGTAAGAGTAGACCTCGAACAGGTCCGGTCGGGCTTCCAGTATTGCCTGCTGGGCATCGTTCATGCCACGAAAATGCTCGGCATCCGGCCAGCGGACGGAGCCAAGATCATTCAGCTTTTCTTTGAGGCGCGTCAGTACGTCACCTGCCGTTGTTGCCATGCGGGATTACCTCGTTGCGGCTTGAATGGCTTCCACTTGTTTTTCAATGCGGTCGCGCATCGTTTCCGGGTTCATGGTGTTGGTCAGCTTGACGCCCAGTTGAGCGCCGATGATCTTCAGTTCGCCCTTGTCTTTGGTCCCGCGAGCTTGCAGCAGCAGGTCTTTGATCGCCTGTTCGGCTTCACTGGCCTGCTTGGCCTCTTCCTCGGGGCTGGGCTTCCGGGGCTGGATCACTTCCTGCGCCGGGATGTCTTTGGCGCGGCTTGTCTCGACCCGTGATTCGGTCTCGAACGGGCTGGCAATCCGCAGTAAATCAGTACGCCGTGCCGTAATAGCGTTTGCGCGAAAGACGCGGCCGTTCACTGGGTTGCGTAGCCACCCACGGTATCCGTCGTCTTCGTCTCGGTATGCTTGGTTTTCCATATTCACTCTCCGTTGGGAAGTTGGAAGTTGAAAGAAAGGAGGGGCGACCGAAGCCGCCCCTCCCAGTTACGCCCAATCAGGGATTAGACGTTGGCCTGCGCCGAGGCGTACAGAACGCCAAGAGCTTCGGGCTTCACGACTTTGTAGCCGTAAACCTTCAGGCCACGATGGATGTCACCGAACGTCGCCGTCGAGCGGACGGTCTCGTTCTTGGTGAACTGGCCCGCGAAGGCCAGCGCAGAGCGGTGACCGAACAGGCAGTTGGTGACGTTCGCATCGGGGTTTGCACCGTCGAGGTCAACCACGACTTCCAGCAGGTTGCTGCGGAAAATCTCGAAGCGGTCGATCATGCCGATGCGACCGTTGCGCATGATGGACGTGCCATCACCCGCCAGAGACGCATCTTTCAGATCGGACTTCTTGATCATGCCGCAAGCCCATGCGGGCAGAACCATGAAGCGGTCGGACTCGGGAACATTCTGCTCGTCGAGAACCGTACCGGCATCCACGATAAAGTCGAGGATCGTCGACTTGGTGAAGTGCGCCCAGGTGCCAGCAACGCCCAGGTCGATGTTGCCGCTGATCGCGCCAGCGGTTGCGCCGACGTTAGAAGCGTGTGCATCAGCCGGGATGTCAGCCAGAACGCCGGTATCAACGGCGATCTTGACCTGCTCCGACGCATCGCGAGTCCAGTCTTCAACGTGGTTGTAGTCAGTCTGGTGGCTGTCCACATCTTCGTCGAGGAACGCCCAGTACTTGCCGTGGCTGATTTCCAGCGTGACAATCGCGGGGGCCGGGTTCTCGATGGTCAGGGCGACGCCCTTCGTGTAGTCGTTCACCGTGATCGACGGCGTGGTCCGAATCTTGACGGTATCGCCCTGATTCTTGATCTCACCTTCGTATTCGGTGTTCGAGATTGCGGGAACTACGCTGGCCTCGTAGAACTTGACCAGCAACTTGCCACTCCACAACTGCGGAATGGTTACGCCAGTCCGGGTGGGATTGTACGTCCCGTGGGCCGGATTGGTCGTATTGGCATTGGCAATAACGGCCATTTCAATGACTCCTAAAGATAAAAGGCAAATGACATGTCAGGAGTCACCAACCGGGCCAGCCAAGGTCAGCTTACGCGACCTTCGAGCATGGCTCGGGTGTAGGCAGTCTCCTGACGCTTTTGATCGTCGGTCAGGGGTATTCCACGCGACTTGGAGAGCGCCACACGCTTGAAGAAGGCGTCGATGTCCTGTGCGGAGTAGACCTTCTCATCGCGAGGTGCTGGCGTTTCCGTTCGGGCGGTACTCCCCGGAACGACCTGGGTTTCCAATGCCTTGTTGCCACGCTTGGCTATACGTCGCTTGAACAACGTAAGCT